TCAGGAAGAGGCTTCCGGAGAGACGGGCCATTCAATGGCGTTATATGAGGTTTTATCAGTGATGGTGCTGAAATCCATCGCCTGCAGCAATTTCGCGTAAATGCGCCAGACTGTCAGCTTTTCTTTTTCTTCATCACCGATGATTCCCAAAAGTAAATCCGTCTTCTTATCGGATATTTCCCGTTCGGCAATCGCAGTAAGACGTGCACGCTCCGACTCTGCCTGCTGCCTGTAGTCAACAGGGACCGGTAGTACTTCACCGTCTTTATAATACCAGCGCGCCTCTATACAAAAGCCATCCGGTAGTTCATCCACTTCCACAATGGTAAAACCAACGGGATAAAGACGGGATACATCTTCCGCCACGGAATAAATAACGCCGGTTTCAGGATGCGTGCACAGCTTGTATTTCTTCGTGAATTTATCCAGTGATTCATAAAAATCCTGCCCGTCTTCACTACGGAAATACTGAATGCCGTCACCATAAGGCATGTCTTCAGGGTAGTAACGCGTAATGTTTGAGAGTTCCATTATTTTCTCCTTAATTAACCTGATACAGATCGCCATGCACCATTAATATAAATCTGAGCCTGTTTGTAATACACGCCACCGATATTGTCTGCAGAGTTACGGCCAGTATCCTGAACATTAATGCCTGACAAAACACAACCAGAAGGTGCTCGAAACGTCCAGCTGTGCTCATTCCCGCCCGGGTTGTAAAACACCTCACTGGTATACTGAAAATTCTGTACGCCACCTGTTTTGGTCTGGTAGCGGGCATCGAAGTTTCCGTAGTCTGACGGTATAACCTGACGCCCGCATCGCCAGTTTCCCGCATCATCCATATACGCCTGACCGTCCGTACCATTATCCGTACGGCTATTATTTATCATGTAAATGCCAAACTGCTTATTCCCAAGACCAGCCAGGAAATACTTTCTGTCTGCATGATCCTGACGCAGAAGCGCCTGAGCAGCATCAGTATTTATCCTGTTTTTCCCGAAAATAACGTTGTTGTCACGCATCTGAATCCACGTTCCGTTACTGCTGTTAATCGCAAAACGGCCTGCAAATACATCTTCTGTAACATCCAGACCATGTCCCATAGTTATGCGACCGGTCCTGAGATTAAGCGTAAAGGGGCGTAGCGGCCCAATATCACCACTCTCGCCCTGATTTTCCCGGGTAGGAATGAGGTGCAGACACTCTTCCGAACGACGAAAAATCAGACCAAAGGCTTCGTTGAAAATCCTCAGTGCATTAACGCCACGGATTTTCAGCTCCCCGGTCATGGTGTCTCCATCACGCTGAACGGCATTTTTTGCCTTATCCACCGTGGGTTTTAATCCGAGGTTTTCAACAGCCTCATCACTGTCTTCGACATCCGAAAGATTATTTTTTATCAGCAATGCCTCTTCGTTAATCGCACCGCCAACCAGTAATAATATGGCTTTATATAACTGGTCGTGTTCCTCTTTATTCAGTTCTATCCCGGCCTTCTCAATGACACCACAGATTTCCTCCTGAAGGGCATCCCACATGGCACTGTTCAGCCAGGTGGCATGACGCCCTGTACGAATATTCCCGTCAGTAAATCCGTTCTTGCCCGGGCCAAATTTATCTTTAACTGCTGTCGGAGTGTCAATTCTGTGCATATTAAACCTCCCGTGAATGAAATATCAGAATTATGTCCTTGCCTGATTAAACAATTCCGCTGTAAAAGTCAGTTCACCCTTAGCGAAGGGAGTGCTCCCTCCTGGTTGGGTCATAAAACTCTGTGAGACAGTCGTCCAGCTGTTTGTGTCGCTTTGTACGCCATTCTCTGTAATCGTTGCGCCTTCATGGCTGCCATTTTTCACTTTCCAGGCCAGGCGGTTATTGGGGGCATCAGCACCGCGGTAAGTGACCGAGGCCATAACGGCCACAACATCACTGTTGCTGTTATCCACCGCACCAAACGTGGCCTGTGCTGCATTCAGGGACGGCGAGAGCATCAGATATCCGGCCTCGCTGTCAGAGGTGTTCAGCCCCGTGACAATATCTTTATTCAGTGAGTTTTTGGCGCTTCCACCGGTAAATGCCGTTACCGGGCTGTATCTGACCTCAATGCTTCCGAGCAGGGCGGGTTCTGCACTATTATTTCTACCGTATGTCACTGTTCCACAGTACATATCACCCAGCATTAACGTGCCGGATGCACCCGATGAAAAAATATTGTTACCACCACCAATACTCACCTGAATTTTGTCAGTCCGGTCATCTGGTACATAAAACGATGTATTTCCAACTAATGAGCGGTTGCAGTACAGACTGGCTGAGACATAGCCGTTTTCGTTTCGCGTTGCGAAAATTTCATAGTAATAACTGGCTGCTTCATCAGGATACGGGGTTGTAAATGAATAGCCATTAATCCTGATGTGGGATGGCGAAGATGAATATTTCTTTCCCGCACTTAATGTCAGACGAAATCCCAGCTGTACAGCTGAGGCTTTTAAGTCCGGAAGTGTGCTGTACAGTGTGACATATGAGGGTGTCGTAAAAATCAGCCCCGTTCTTTCTACAGTATTTACGGCCTGAGTGCCACGACAGACGGATGTTACAGAACCGGACATATCATTGATAAGCGTGACACCGTTTTCGTTCAGTGCTGAAATAATATTTGTTGAATAATAGTTCTCGCACAATCCCTCATTCGCCGGAATTTGTCGAAAACTTTCGAGTTTAATAATATTCAAAGCGGCTCTCCTTTTATTTTATGTCATTCGGACGTGACCACAGCAAAATGCAGTCCCGGGTGATTAATCAATAACGGTTCACGGGTTCTGCTGGCTGTCTGCAACTGCATACTGTTAACCGGTACGGGGGAGCGGGTCCTGTATCCCGTCTGCAACTGTGCGCTGTTCATGGTCATGGGGTCCGTTGTCGGCAGACCTGAGTGCAATTGCGCCCTGCTGAGTACCAGTGGTTCTGCCATCGGACGGGCGGCATAAAAGTTAATCCGGTTAATTGTCAGCGGCTTACCTGTCAGTGCCGGAACAACCGCAAAATGAACACCTGTATGATTAATCGCTAATGGCTCAGTCGTCTTGTGTCCGGCCTGAAAGGAGAGGCTGTTTATAGTCAGGGCGGCTTGTTGCCCTTCACCAGACTCATCCGGATATGCAAAAAGGACAACAGTATGCGACGGACATAATTTATTAATCACGCACTCCGCAACCGTATCACCCCACGTCCGGATCGGTGTGTTACAGGTGTCCGAACATGTCTGCCACTGAGCACCGGCATCCACCGGCAACGTCACACGCCAGAAATAACGCCAGCGATCACCCCATTCCGGATCGGGGCTTGCATCCAGGTGCTGGAACTGTTCGATCGTCACGCCGGTATATCCCAGCGCCTCAAGCTGCTCCAGGAAGAACTGCTCATTTATGCCACCAGCCACATTGGCTTTTGCTTCCAGCCGTTGCTGACGCTGGCGTAATGTCTGGGCTCCAACAGGAGAGCAGGTGTCAGGTAAACCATACAATTCTTCATAACGTTCAATCAGCTCTGTTGACTGACCAGGATCGATTTCAGCCATCAGTTCATCAGTCCGCTGATGAACACGTACAAGCGATGGTGCCAGACCATCAAGCACGCCGTCGGTATCGCTCCATGCAGGCCCCGGCGGCATCAGTCCGTACAGCAGCTTTGTATAATCATCCTGTAACGAATCCATTATTTACTCCTTGCCGGGTCATAAGCCTGCCAGGTGATCTCGCCGAGCACCGGAAGCTCGGTCTCCCCCAGGTCAATATCCGATGAAGGGACGATTAACCGGTGAGCCACTTCACCAGCAGACAAACTGATGGCCTCACTGATTCTGGACAGATACATACGCCCCTCTGGCACACCATCCCGTAACATCAGTGCATTCAGCTCTGCTTTTATTGCAGTCCTGATCTGCGGTGTGTCTTTCGATAATGCAATCGTCATCGGGATGACTTTTTCTGTGGCACCGAATACATACAATCCACTTCCGGCAACCGGTGTCAGAGGAAGAATGTGTTCTCTGACTGCATTAATGACGCTTTCATCCGGAGCCGGATGTTCCGGATCGTTTGTCGCCACCATCACGCCAACCGTTCCAATGCCTTTCCAGTGTCTGAAAGTCCATGCACGGTTAATACCCTGAACTTCTTTCGCCCAGATAACATAATCAGGGTCTGCGCCCCCCTGTGGAATGTAGTAATAACGTTCCATAACGCGGGCACGCCATATTTCCAGATTTTCAATATCTTCACCGTCTGTAATGGTGTCCGCGTACCCTGTGGACGGCAGACCACTGACGGGTGTTCCCAGTTGCATGGCAATACCATCATCCGTATTCCCCGCCGCCCCCGGTTCATCTGCCACAACAGGCACCCGGAGAAGACCATCGGCTGCGGTCACCGTCGCCGTCGTGGTGAAGGTCACCTGATCATCACGCTGGATCTGCGTTCCCGCTGGCAATACAGGTGTTCCCTCTACGCCATCCCAGCGCACAAATCCCCGGGCTGTCACCGCATCTTTTCGCAGGCAGCGTTTGATTCTGGCGTGCCGGTACAACCAGTCTTCATCACACATGTCCGGCAACAGATTTCTGGCAAGATAATCGATATACCCGTACAACGTGTGTACGGCTGCAGCCTGTACCAGAAACAACAGGATGACAGCCAGCACAAGGCGCGCACTTTTCACAGGTACTGCTCCAGCGGCAACTGCAGCGCCTGCGCAATTTTCTTCAGTTGCGCTTCTTCTTCCTGACCGATACCGTCCTGGTCAGCGATATCCAGACACAGGCACAGCACATTAACTGCATCATCAGTACCGGCAACATCAGCCAGCTGACGAAGAGCTTCGGCATTGGCAGAACGCGGCGACGCTTCATAACGGGCGCGGATATTTGCACTCATTTGTGCAATCTCACCGGAGAACGGCGCAAAGACAGGAAGTGCTGCAATGGTTTTTTCCAGTACCGCGATTTCTTTCGCGTCACAGGTGCCGTCAGCGTATGCAATGGAGTACGCGCCCCAGACGGTCGCCTCCACTGCGTCACGGTTCTCCATCTTCTTCACCTCGGTAATGGCCTTGCGGGTTTTCTTTTTGAAAATACCAAACATCGTGACTTTTCCTTTTAGTGGGTGAGCCTGCGCCCGGGGGTGACCAGCCCACAGAGAAAGTCACACTGACCATCCCGTAAGCTCATCCCTGAAAGGCTCTGTGGTTTTTTGATGTGCGCCGGGCGTGGCGCGGATATGAAAAAGGCCCGCCGAAGCGAGCCTGGAAAAATAAGCGTGGCGCGTTGTACTGGATTCGAACCAGTGACCGATTGCTTAGAAGGCAATTGCTCTGTCCGGCTGAGCTAACAACGCATAATGCAGATAATGGACCGCCATCGAGGACTCGAACCCCGCGCAACCAGCTTCGAAGGCTGGCGCTCTATCCTGATGAGCTAATGGCGGTATGTGATGGTGGCCCTTGCTGGATTTGAACCAGCGACCTGGCGATTATGAGTCGCTCGCTCTCACCACTGAGCTAAAGGGCCGGGAGCAGAATAATAATGGTGCGTAATTAATTCTGCAATCTCATCCGTTTCAAACGATTAAATCCTGAACTTCCCTGACTGTCTGTTCAAAACGTCCGGTCTCCAGCTCAACACCAATCGCACAACGCCCCAGTGCCATCGCCGCTTTTACCGTTGAACCTGAACCCATAAAAAAATCTGCAACCAGGTCTCCCGGACGACTGCTCGCGTTGATTATCTGCTGCAGCATTTCTGCCGGTTTTTCGCACGGATGTTTTCCTGGATAGTACTGCACCGGTTTATGCGTCCAGACATCGGTGTACGGAACCTGCGCCGTCACACCGAAATACCGCCGCAAATTTTTATATTCACTCAGCAGTTCCGTATACTGCCGGTTCAGCTCACTGTATGTGCTGACCAGCTGGTGGTGTGGCTTTTCCAGTTCCCCGCGCTGATGTTTTTCTGCCGCAACACGCGCAAACAACGCCTGCAATTTGTTGTAATCACCCTCGTTCGGTAACTGCCACTGACTGGTACCAAACCAGTGCGAAGCCATGTTTTTCTTTCCGGTGGCTTCCGCTATCTGTTTTGACGTTATTCCCAGTGATTTACGCGCATCACGAAAGTAAGAAATCAGCGGGGCCATGACGTGCTGTTTTAGCTCGCGCCCCTGCTCCACATAGCCATCATCTTTCGGGCGATACGGTCCCTGATAATGTTCTGCAAACAGAATGCGCTCTGTTGCCGGAAAATACGCCCGCAGACTTTCCTTATTGCACCCGTTCCAGCGTCCGGACGGCTTCGCCCAGATAATGTGGTTCAGCACATTAAAGCGCTCACGCATCATGATTTCGGTGTCAGATGCCAGGCGATGACCACAGAACAGGTAAAGACTTCCGGCAGGCTTCAGTACCCGCCAGAACTGCGCCAGACACTGGTCCAGCCATTTCAGGTAATCATCGTCGCCCTCCCACTGGTTATCCCAGCCCTCGGGCTTCACTTTAAAGTATGGCGGGTCTGTGACTATCAGATCGACAGAATTTTCCGGTAAGGTCTGGATAAATTCCAGGCAATCAGCGTTGATTAACTCACAACTGGATATTTTTACAGTATTGGCCATAGATCAATAAGCACTTCTCTGATAGGCTCATACCGCTTTTGCGCAAAGCAGATGGGCCTGAGGTTTGCTTGTGACCCCAACGCATGAGCAGATGGCTGGCAGGTGCCGCTAACACCCACCAGCCGCCCATTACCACAAATTAAAAAGCCTTCACTGCGGAAGGCGTCTGTAACAACCGAACTGATAATCTGCCAGACCCGCCATAACAAGCTGAGTCAGTATTAACTGGCAGCGTTCGCGTGAAAGGTAAGTATTCTGCGCAATTTCCCCGACGGTCGCCGGTTCGGTGACGCTTAATTCATTAAACACCACTCTGGCGGTTTCGGTCATATCCTGCTGTTTTAGCATGCCTTTTTCCCTTTTCTGGTTAACGTGATATACCAATACCTCTTGTCGAAAAAGCCAGCAAGCTGAAAGACCAGTATTCACAACTACCAGCGCGTTTAATGTTCTGTGCCGTTTTTCAGGCATAAAAAAACCCGCATAAAGCGGGTTCTTTCAGGTGTCCATGTCTGCTATTCGCCTCGCGGTACAGCTTTGCGAAGCGTAGCTGGATTGAAACAGTTTATTGGCAAAAAATCAAGACATTTTACAAACAAAAACAATCAGCTGAACAAAAAAGAAAATAAATCATCTTGTTAACCTGAAATGTTTAGAAAAAGATGACTTAAAACTTGCAACAGGCTCCAATACAGCATGTAAATCTCTTGTAAACCACTTAGTTTCCTGCATGCCCATTTTCAGTAACTTTGAAAGTTGATTGTTACAAGCAATAAAATCTCTCTTGAAATCATTTATACCCGATGTTTTTTTTGCACAGAACCCAGCAATTAGTTTTTTTACAGGAATTCCGCAACACCAGGCCAACTCCTCCTCAAAATTTCTTTTCTGCTGCAAAAGATAAACTTTATGCCCTCTGTTTTTAAGGAACTTTACATTTTCAATGAATCTTGCAGATTGCTCCACTTCATCACTATCAAAGACAATTAGTATATCACTTCCCTTCGGAATAGTAATCGCATAATTTCTTATGCTCTCTTGCCAAAAGTTTCTTTTTACAATTGATTTGGCATCAATAACTCTCTGTTGTTTCATCTTCAGAAAAAGAGAGTTTTCTGTTTCACCTTCGACAAAAATTATTCTTATTTTAGACAACCCCGCCATCAGAGTAGCTCCGATACTAATGATGTGTCAGGTAAGACACCAAAGACATCTCTCTCAACAGCGTTTCGCATGCTACGGTCATTTTTTTTAACAACTGAATTTGCTTCAACAAACTCCGAATAGTCTTTCGTTTTTTTAATAAAAATGAACGAGTGAACAGGCAGATCCAACTCAAAAATATCCATGTTATGCGTTGTATAGAAAAACTGAGTATTTTCTTTCAAATTAGATATAATCAGCGCCACAATCATACGCTCTAACTCTGAATGTGTATAAGCCAATTTCTCGTCAAGAAAATAAGTCATTGATGGTATTAGAGATTGCTTACCTAGTCTTTCACAATCAGAGATAATAGCGCTTATAAAATGCGCTACCGTCACTGCCTCGTATGTTCCTCGAGAAAGACGGTCTGAGTTAATTATTTCACCTTTACTGGTAACGACAAGAGAATCAGAGTTTTTAAATTTAATCAGATAAACCGCAGATGATTTATTTTCATCCCCGTCACTTTCAGACTCCAGCATCTCGGTAACTCCTATAATACTTGAATCGAAAGTGCGAATTATCCTTTCAAGAATATTTTTATTCATTCCTGAAATTGCAGTGGTACTCTCTTTAGTTTCAGACAACAAATAGTACCATCCACCAAAAAACTTAAGTTGCTTGAAAAACTCCAATACAACTGGTTCGCTATCAGTAGCTAGTTCCTGAAAAAAATATTCTGTATCTTCTGGGGCCCTTCCAGAAAAGAGTTGATTCAGTTTTTCTGTGGTTTTATGGCAAGAATCATTTAATGCTATTTGAACAAAACCATATTTAATTTCTTTGATTATGTGCGCTCCGCCTTCACTGGTAGCAAAGCGTACATACAAACGATGATGAAAATGATCCTCCGTAGCAAAGTCCACTTCAAACGAAGCATCATTATTTTTATTATTCACTCGCAGATTACTCCGCAACTCTTTGGTTCTTAGAAACACCTGAATTCCACAAAGAATTCGCCCTAGTGACGTCTTACCTGAAGCATTTCCCCCCGTTATGATACAGACTTTTTTATAGTAAAATTTAGGCCGTCCAGCCAAAAACTCCCCATCAAGAGGCATGTTTACAGGTTTCCTTGGATAGGACAGGTTAAGCTCTGCATCCTCAAAAGCGTACAAATTGATAAATCTCAATCGTGTAAATATCATTCTTATCTTCCATATGTTGGAACTTAACGTAAGTATTGTCCAGACCTTGATGAACGTCAACAAGATTGATAGCTGATGCACTTCTATCATCAGTTATCAGAAAAGCACCGAAGTGCCACGCACATTGGAAGGAAAAGCATGGTTTCAGCCATCGCCAACCAAACATCAATGCGATTTCTACAAGTTTTCAGGCTCCAGTCAGGGTGATTCTTTTTTAACTGTTCTGCCATTTTCAGCTTGCTCATACCCAGCCCTTCATATCTTTGTCGGAGGATACAAATCAATCCCGGATGCTCTGCCAACACTTCACTAATTACCCGATCGATACATAACGCCTCGGCATCAGTACAATAAGCCAGCCCGCTCTTTTGCTTGCTGTTGATCATCTCACGCAAAAACGCTTCCAGCTCAGTTTTATCAATCCCTGATTTTTTTATTCTGCGCAGAGCTTCATTGATCGCAGTTTTTGTAAGTGTTTTGGATGCCAGCAACTGATTGAACATATTTCCTGGTTTGCCACCACCTATGTACGACCAACGCCCCCACATCCGTAATTTCCCCTGGATCCAGACGGCTTCCAGCGTTTTTAGACGTAAATGCTCGCCGCTTTTGCCTGTAATTTCCGGGTATATCATATTTACGATCACTCACTCTCAATTTTGTAAATCTTCACGCCCAGCCGCCCCCCAGGAACGAGCTGACCGCGCACAATATTGATTTCATCAAACTGCTCGTCGTCTATGAGAAGTCCGGCATGCGTCAGCGCATCCAGTGGTGCTTTCAGGATATTGTCCAGGTCACGACGACGTTTATCCGGTGGCTCTGCAATAATCTTTATCGCCAGCCGTCCGGACAGGTTTAATTTCAGTCGCTGCTGGCGAACAATAAGCGCCACATCACGGCGATAACGCTCACCGGCTTTTGATACAAAATATGTGCTGCCACGACGTCGCCAGTAAGTGTTCACCGTTGGCGGGTAAGGCAAAACAAATTCTATGCGTTCAGTCATTCATGCTTTCCACTTCAGGACACCCGAATTTCTCGCGTGCATTAAAAAACGAATCAGCAACAACAGCTGGCTGCCGTGTTTTTCTTCAAAATCTTTTACCCCGGCGTGTAGTTCGCTATGGCATTTACGGCACAGCGGAATAACAAACAAATCATCAGCCTTTGTTCCCATCCCTCCCAGTCCATGACCCATGATGTGATGCGGATCATCTGCCTGATTGCCACACGTCATGCATTTCTGCGTTTTTATGATCGTTTTCGTCATTTGGTTGCTTCATCGACATATTCTGCGAATAACATGACGAGCGTCGTAAGTATGTCCAATCAACATCAGGACGAAGTTCTTCACACAGGACACCACCTTTTGTTGCTCGTTCAATCGCAGGACATCTCTCAGCAGGTAACTGACGTACACCTTTGATCCATTGATTTACGCTTGGAGGAGATACACCTAAAAGCCTAGCCATTGCTGATTGCCCACCGACAACAGCACAAGCTCGTTTGAATGAATAGTTATCTTTTTTCATCGAATGAACTCCAAAAAACACGCAACAATATTAGGCTTAGCCTAATGAAATTGTCAATAGGCTATGCCTAATACATCGAGAATAGGGATTGCCTAACGCGATGCGCATAGGAGACTATTAAGCAATGCTTAGTGGTAAAGACTTAGGCCGAGCGATAGAGCAGGCCATTAACAAAAAAATTGCATCAGGAGCCGTCAAATCAAAGGCGGAAATCGCACGTCATTTCAAAGTCCAACCACCATCAATCCATGACTGGATTAAGAAAGGTTCGATAAGTAAAGACAAACTTCCAGAACTATGGCGTTTCTTTTCTGATGTGGTTGGTCCAGAGCATTGGGGGCTTAACGAATACCCCATACCAACCCCATCCACTTCAGATACAAAAAGTGAACTTTTAGACATAAACAGCCTTTATCAAGCCGCCTCTGATGAAAAAAGAGCAATTGTGGCTTTCATCTTATCTGGAAATGCTACGGAGCCTAGTTGGGTTGATCATGACGTTCGCGCCTACATTGCCGCAATGGAAATGAAGGTAGCTAACTATCTGAAAAATCAAGAATCAAAACGGAAAAGCCAGAACATCACCAAGACAGGAACTTAAACTTATATGGTCCGACGGGAAATTCCTAGTTCCCGTTAGTTAACTCCTACTACCTCTTCCACAAACCATCACCTATTAGGTTGCGCCCAAATTATTAGGCATAGCCTATTGACAAGTAATTAGGCATTTCCTATAGTTTTCCCATACCAACCCATCCCGTCCCACACAATACAGGGCAATACCTCGAGTTACCAGGCAGTGGTCAGGGGTTAAGTAGCCAGCCCGAGGCGTAAGAACATGACGGCAGGGTTCAACTTTAATAACTATGCAGCAGGTTTTTGTTCCGCTACCCCGGCGTTAAGGGGAAATGAGGTCAACATGGATACTATCGATCTTGGCAACAACGAATCTCTGGTGTGCGGCGTGTTTCCCAACCAGGACGGCACGTTCACCGCGATGACGTATACCAAAAGCAAAACGTTTAAAACCGAAGCTGGCGCGCATCGCTGGTTAGCAAGAAACTCTGACTGATGAGGTTGACGATGGAATTTAAAGATTTACCTACTTCAATCCAGGAGATTGCAGCACACACACTTCGTCATCGTCTGAACGAACTTGCATTGGAATCGGTAACGAAAAAAGACACTGATAATATGGCTCGTAATGTGCGCGATGCGTTTACCGGATTGTATTTCTGTGCGTCTGTAAATAAACACGACTCAGATAGTGTGGCAAATAAAATTGCAGAAACGACAGCGCAAAACATCAATACGAAACCAACGGAAGAAGAAATTGATCAGTTTGCTCATGATGCTGGTTTAAAAAACAAGAAAGAAAAATCGCCATATGCGGGGAACATGTTTGTTTATGACAATCTCATCAGAATTCGTGGCGAAATTCCGGCGGAATACCTGGCAAGAGTCCATCAGGCATTGCTTAAAAATCTGGAAACAGAATTATTTGATGGCAACACTAACGGTTTCTTCATGGTATCAGGCCTTGAGAAAGACTGGGATGCAGAAAAACGCTGGAATGTTGCCACATGGTTATTCAGTAACAGAGCCGCTGCCCTGGAAGCTTCGGCATGTATTTGCGGCCTGTTCTTAACAGACCACAAATATAATCTGGATGTGTACAGTTATATTTACGCTGAACACGGTCCGCTCTGGATTGACTGGTAA